TTAACCCCCCGCCAACTATAAAAGCCGCCATCGCTAGAACTAGGGCGGTTCCGAAAGTAACGAGAATCCCGTTGACGATTTTCTTGCTTGGCCCGAACTCGGCTATTACCCATTCCTTTGTTGCTACGGATACTTCTAGTTTTTTTTTAATCTCAGCCACGTCAGAGGCGATGTCGTCTAGCTTGTAAGCAATCACATCTATATTTTGGGAGTTAGTGTTTTGGTTAGAGACACGTTTCATAAATCCGCACTAAAGGCTAGAAAACCGTCAGCAGTATTATTATTTCTTAGCAATGTTGCTTGTCCTGCTGTCCCACCCGTAGCAACCTCACTGAGAAGCAAAGCTGATTGATTATTTACCATCTGAGTTAACGAGATGGATGGAGCCGCACTAAGCGTAATATCAGCAGAGGTTTGATAAGCAAATAAGCAATAATTAGCGGCTGTCCCGCTAGTAGTGAGGGTGGGTTTAGTTCTCATAGTAGTTACAAAATTTATTAAGTTGTAACTGATAGTACCTGCAGAATAACCGCCAACAGCATAAGCATCATAAGTATTACTACCACCATACTTTTGATAATATCTTTGACATGATTCTAATTCCTGACCATAGTTTTTGGGTTGGAAGGGTAACGCAATAGAGCCAGCACATAGTTGGACTTGGGCGATGTCAATGTTTCCTGAACCAACGTAGGTTTCGGCTCCTGCCGCACCCACTTTTGAAGCGTTACTTGACCCCCACTGTAGATAAAATCTAGTTAACAAATAATCATCATTGACCGTACCAAAAGTTTTACTCGCTAAAGTATTGGTGGTAAAAGTTGCTGTATATTTAGTCCAACTTGAAGTTAAAGTCCAATTAGTTCCGGTTATATTTTCCGCACTAGTTGGGGTTCCCCCGGTTCCATAACTTTGAATTAAATAGACCCCAAGTTTTTTATTCGCGATTGAACTTCTAGCATAAAAAGAAGTGGTTACTTTTTTAGAATCCCCGCATAAAAATCTAGTACCATATTCTATTTTCTGGTCAATCATGCACTCCGAAGAATTACCCAAACCTGAACCAGCACCATCAACATTACCCCTGAAATGATAAAAAGAATTATTGATTTCTCCTGGGGTAATTGCCTGTCTGCTAACAACTATTGTTGGCAGAGTGCCACTATCTTTAGTGGCTCCGAATATCCATCTATCTGCCTGGTAGGTATATATATCAGTGGTATAGGTGTTTGTTACCCCTCTCTGCCATACATCAAAATTACCATTGATGATGGCTTGTCTAGCCATACTGTCGTTATAAAACGGAATCGCACTCGTCCCGTCTAAGACCGGAGTTCCAGCTAAAACGGGTGAGGTGTAAGTACCTCCAGTAATTGCTGGTGTCCCTAATACCCCCGCATTAAACGTGCCCCCAGACACCGTGGGCGTGCCTAGAACGGCGTTGTTAAAGGTTCCAAAGGTGATAGTGTCCCGTAGCGTCCCACCGGCGTTCCTGGCAACGGCAAATTCACCGGCAGTAAAGTCTTTTAAGACGGAAGTACCAGCGTTAGTCCCTAGGGTTGTTTGGATAGCCACGACTGCCGAGCCGTGGGAGTTTAAGTGTTCGTGCAAAACGTACCCACTTTCATCCATGTAATTTGTGGTACCGATTACGTTAAAGGTGTCAAGAGTACCCGGGAATTGACTCATAGAATATTCAGTACCGCATAATTATTATGGAGTTGCATAGCAAATTGGTCACGAACATAAGCGGCTTCATTTTTATTGTCAAAGTTGCCAATGGTTATATGTGAACCTTCTAGCCCAATAAAAGCCAACCATTTTTTACGATATTTTCTCGTATCTGGTCTAACACCCACATACCCAGACTTATTATCAACTCTAACTCGCCTATTTATACTGCTCTGTGATTGACTACAAAGCCGTAAATTATTTCGTCTATTATCCAACGTGTCGTGATTTATATGGTCAACTAACTCGTTATTATTAGCTTCTAATATCAATCGGTGCATTTTTACTCCCCGCCTTCTCGCATAATATGATTTTGTCGTTTTGTCATATGAAGCAGTCCACTTAAAAAGACTTAAATGGTGATAGTCCAAGCAATCTACCTTGGTATATTTACCCTTAGTAAGGGGGATTAAGCGGTAAGTGGACATAGTTTAAGAACCCGAAGTAGTTGCTGGTGTGGAGTATTGGAACAGTTGCCTTAATTGGTTAAAGTAATCCTTAGCTACGCTTTCTTCAGTATATTCATTAGGCATATTTTGGATAAGAATATCAAACTCATTAGCGTTAAGTGCGCCCGCACCCCTAGCTCGGTTCAGAATACCAATGGCTTGAGCTTGAACCATTTTGTAACGGTTAAGTCGGTTGACATAATTTTGGTCTAATTGCATTTGGGCTTTACGTCCGAGTTTAGCTTGAGCACCAGAAAGACCAACCGTGTTTTTTCCTATAGACAATGACTCTCCAGGTTTGGTTCCTAAATACAGAGACTCCATCTGAGAAACTGACTGGTTTAATGAATTTCTAAAGTCCTCGGTCTTTTTATCTACCTCGGCTTCTTCGGGTATTAAATCCTGGCCGGTCATTATTTTGTACGCCTCTTTGAACTTACTAAACTCTCCGGCGGGCATTGTTAAAGACGCTTGAGCGATAGCCATCTTCTGTTCTTCACTTAACCCACTATCTAAGTTTAAGCCGGTTTGGGCGGTAGGATTAGGTATCCAATCCCCTTGTTCAGCAGAATAAATCCACTGGCCTTCGGGGGATAGCTGACCATCTTGGGGGACACCTGATTCGCCACTGCCTATCTGACTAAATGAGGGTAAATTAGCATCTTGTGGTTGGGGTGTGGTAAAATTCACCCCAGGAAAGGAGGGAATCTGACTTTCATCGAATTTCTGATTATCGCCCTGGTTAGCACTGTCCTTGCGCTCATTTCCGGCCCCGATATCGGCTAAAGCTGACGCTCCCCTAGCCCCAAGCTGTCCGACTAAATAATCGGCTGTGGGTTGTATTTTTGGTGCAACACCTTCTAAAGTTTGACCAGCTTTGTATAGTAGATTAGCCGAGTTAGATTGAAAGCCTGGACTTGCAAGTCCCTTTTTAAGTCCAACACCAACGACTGCACCAGGTAATCCACCAATAGCGGCACCAATCCCACCCGCCAAATAATCAGTCAATCCCACGCTAAGGTTTCGTGTTCCCCTAGACATTTGATTTAGTAAAGCATCTTCAGCTTTTAAGTAAAATGAGTAGTCTTTATTCAGTGGTTTAATCCCCTTAACCTTGCTCTCTATTTCCGTCATAAATGCATTGCCTATTTTCTTTAATCCTTCTACTTGTTCCGAAGCTAGTTTATCGTAGCCATTTCTCGCTTCTTGGTATAACGTGCGCTTAACCTGATTAGCCGTGCTTAACGGTATCTCGTCCCCATTTACCTCAAATATTTTTATTGCCCGATTTAGTAATTTGTCCGCTGCTTCGGTATTGCCAGACTGCAATAACTTTTCGTAGTAAGGGGTAATCTTACTCACGATAGCTTTTGAACTGATAGTTTCTTTACTGCCCTTAATAGCGTTCTGTATATTATTTTCTAGCCCCTCCATTTTAGTTAGAGCCTGTTTATACATATTTTCCAAGTTACTCCCCTTAAAACCCCTCTCAAGCGCTTCTTGTCCGGTAGATTTAGCCCCTTTTAGGGTAGATTTAACTGCCGCTTTGGTTGATTTCGTCTGTGATGGTCTAAGCATTTTAGTCATTATATCTTCCGGTATTTTGTTAGTGACTACATTCATAGCTTTACCAACTAAAGGTTCCAGCTTACCCATCCCATAAGCCCCGCCCGCACCCAAAGCAGTACTGGTAGCGACCGAGCGTGGGGTTGGTTGTTCACTAGCTAAACCTTGTAATGCCCCCACCGAAGCACCAGGAAGCAATACCTTACTGCCTAAAGTAGCCCCTTTGCCAAAAGGAATCATCCACGAAGCTAATTCGGCCCCAGACTTAAATGCTTGTGGATTAGCTACAGTCTCCTGCGCCCTGGTTTGTAGAAACTTTAATATGTTGGGATTAGTTCCGCCTCTGGCGAATTGACCCGACGGCATATCGGATAATGACTGTTGGGTAGATTGTTGTAGGTAATTAGTCGCGTTCGGTGCCAATATCTGAGCCAGCTTTTGAAGTATATTCATATTAGCCTAATACCCTTACTGATGGTCTATTTTGTACACTTGCGGACGGTTTGGGTTCGGTAATTGTTACCCCTCGGCCAAAATTATTTAATAAATCGGCGGCAGTTAAGCCAGTTGCCCCGGTTCCCGTTGTGGTTTTATTAGTTAAGTTATATTGCGCCAGTTGATTAGCTAAATCCTGTGAAAGTATCTGTCCTGGTTGAAGCTGTTGTTGCATAGCCAAAATAGCGTTCTGGTAATTCTGCTGGTTCTGGGCTTCTACCTGTTGCTGTCTTAGTTGGGCTTGGGCCTGAGCCTGACTAATTAGTTGTCCAGAAGCGGTTAGAGCATTTCCTGCCCCGCCCAATTGGGCTTGACTGATTAAACCGGCCAAGCTCATATTAGCGGCTGCCTCTTCGCCAAATAATAAAGCCACAGCGTCTTGGATACTTTTAATATCAGCTTCCCTGGCTAATCCGGTTTGCTGGACTAAACCAGCGTAGCTTCTCCCGATAGGCTGTAAAACATTCTGAAGTTCCTGTTGAGCCGCCCCGGACGAACCTAAAATACCCCTCCTAGCTAATTCAGCACTCGTTGTTTTAGTCTGCTGTTGTTCGGTGTTAATTTGCTGGTTCTTTAAGTCAGCAATTAAAGCATCATATCTTTGCTTGGTTGGGTCGATATTGGATTGTAAAACGTCCCTTTTTTGGCCGTAGATTTGCCCAATTACGGGTTTCTGAGACTGTAAAGTCCCGATGGCCTGGTCAGTTAGTTGGCGGCTTCTTTCTAAATCTGCATTACCGGCGTTGCCATAACCAGTCAGATAACTCCCCGCCGGTGATTCGATACCCTCTAAATTACCAAAAGAACCAGACTTTTGTAATTCTTCAAACCTGGTTTTCTGGACTGGATTTAATCCATTCGCACTTTGGCTAATGGCTAAAAGTGTTTCGTATTCAGATGCCATAAATCTCCTTACTTCTATTGTACGTTAGGGGTTAAATTATTCTTTTTGTGTAATTTCTTGTCTTGAGGGTTATTTTTAATCTTAAGTATTTCATCTCCAGATAAATGAGATACGTCGATAATTTCATCCGGGTCGCCATTGGGAGTAATATACGTTCCAGCATCGGGAATAAAATAGTAAGTTTGGTTGTATCTAGCTATTTTAGGCATACTAATTAGCCGTTCCCGCTACATAATCAATGTGGACTACATCTACCCCGTAGGTAAATACCTGGCTACTGGTTCCCGCGTTTCTGGTAATTTGTGTTCGGTAAACTAAACTCGGTGTTCCAGCCCAGGCTTGGTAGTCAAACCCGCTGGTAACTGTGTAAGTTCCGGCTACGGCTGTCCCTTTAATGGGATATATTTCGGTCGTTCCGGCCATAACCGTACCTTCCCAAATACTGACGTAGGGAATCCCAAACATAGCCTTAAACCGGTTGGGGTCTTTGAAGGAAGCCGTGGTGGTAATATTCAAAGTTTGGTTAGTAGCAAACGAAGCAGTTGCCGAACTAAATCCCGTCCGCTTAATAAAATTCTCGACAATTATTTTACTAGTAATTAGTCTATTGCTTTGTACTTCGTAAGATGAGCCAAAATCATAAGCCGGTGTATAAGTTTGAGTAGTAATTGGGCTGGTAGTAGCCTGAAGTTTAGAGTTCAAGCCCAAGAAATCGTAGTCACCCATATCAATCCCCCTGGAAATCGTATTCGATAGCAAACCCGTAAAACTGGAATGGTACCGTAGTCGAAGATTCAATCACTTTGTAGAACAGGAAGTTGCCCCTTAAAGCCTTTCTGACTTCCAGTTTACCGCTTTTAAGCGACCCGTAGCCGACCCAATTTACTTTAGATAAGTCAAAGACATCACTGGCTGCTAGAAATAGCGAGGCTTCGCACCCTGGATTGGCAAATGCGTCAATCTTGTTAAATATCTTTTCACTTTCCGGCGAACCTAGGTGGACAAAACCAATCAAAGAGCAATTTATCGGTGTCCCGTTGTCCGAGGTAGCCGTTCCCGCAAGTTTATAGACTTGCCCACTAGAATCCCCAAAGATAGTTTGTTCGTTACCGGAAGAATCTATATAAGTCGTGAAAGCCGTCGGACGATTGGCATACTGATAGTCGGTCCATTCGTCCAGTTGATAGTTGTAGCACATGACACAATCAGGAATTGCAATCTGGGTATATGAATCGGTAATTGTCCCGACCGAAATCATGTATTGATACTTATTAACTCCCGCCGGGGCGGTCGTAAAAACCGAACCAGCTATACCGGAATTGTCGTTGTTGTAGATATGCTTTTCAACCGGATTAGACAGTATTTCCGGTCTGCCCCCACCGTAACCGAAAAGGCCTAACGGATTTAACCCTATGTTATAACCGTCTATATCCACCACTGAATATGGCGAAGCGTAGCCCTTGGTAGTTGGGACACTGGTTAGCGCGTAGTCGTCCCATTTCTTCATCGCCCCGGAAGTCTTAGTAGACACTACCCTATCGTTGGAAGCAAATACCCCGTTTATTTTGCCAGCCCCAGGTATTTTCAAGGAAGAACTATCACTTGTTCCCGAAGTCTGCCAATTAGTCCCGTCGTTGGCTGAAGAATAGAATAAATCCGAAGCCGTCCCCCCGACAAACACGCGGCCAAATTCGTTAGTGAAGTATTGCCCAATCGGTGCCAAACTAGTATCGGTAAAAGTCACCCCGTCAGTCGTGTGCCTGGTTGACCCAACCCCATCACCTAAAATCAGAACGTCATCGAAAATAGTTTTACCTACGTGCGCTCCAGGTGAAATTGTCCCGTTGGTCGCCAAAGTCCAGTCTCCCGTGCCAGCGCCTTCATTGTAGTAGTACAAGGAAGAACCGGAAGCGCGGTATAAGTAATTTGTAGTTCCGTCACCCTTCTGGTACTGGAATAAAGAATTAACTGCCGACCCATCGGCTGTGCCGTTGAAAGTTACATATCCAGGTCGTTTGGCCTTGGCCCCCACCAAGTCCGTGTACATATTGACACAGTGGATGACTTGACCGTCCACCTGGTCAAAAGGCTGTATCTTAGTGTTCAAACCTTTTAAGTTATATACGGTTTTAGTCGGCATATCACCATAACCATTCGGCGTTATCCAAGCCCTCAGTTTCGGTAATTCGGACCATTTCCTGTGAAGACATATCTCTGGGAGTAATGTCCTGAATAAATCTGTCCCTTAAAGCATAAGCCTGGGTTTCTAGCTTCTGGGCGTTAGTTAGGTCTTTAATTGACGGGTGTCGATAAGCCCTGGACAAGGAATAGTCTATAAACGACTTCCAGTAAGGCCGCATGGGTAAAGGTAACAAGTCGCTGTCGCTTTCCATTAAAGTTCCCGAAGAATCGTAGGCTATCCTGGCTGTTCCTGAAGCATCAGCCGGTAATCGGCCAATCACGTTATCGCCTCTAAAGTAGTACCTGGGTGCGGTAGCGTTAAAGGCTTCGTCGGGGTAATAACCGTTGTACTGCGTGTGTGTAGCCCTGTAAGTCCCCGATGTGTCAATCATCCACACCCTACGGGGTTTCATAAAATCTTCGTTAGTTATCGTCCCCTCTTGGGCTGTCCCTGAAAAGGCTACGTCTACGGTTCCCATCGAGTAATCTTTATTTACCTTCACCGCCCCGTTATTCATTTCCTGTTGCCATTCCTGTAGCCAACCGTTCCAGGTATCGTCGGGAATATCAGCGTTGACGTTATTCTTAGCCCGACTTCTTAACCCGCTTAAAGAATAAGCCTGGAAGCCGGAGAACTGAATCCAATCCGATTTACTGGAGACTACATCTAAAGCTGAGTTTCTAAACGCCGTTTGCCAAGCATCACCGCTTAAAGTCGAAGTGTCGTTGAAAACGGTATATTCCTGGTCGGGGGTAATCGTTACCGTTCCATCAGTAATGGCTGCCGAAGTGCCGGCAGTTCCTGAAGCGGATTTATAGAACACGACTTGGTTGTAATAGTAGCAGTAAACCGGCGTATCTGAGGGATGAGCAAACTTAACCCCTACAGCGGCTGTTGCCAGTTGGTTGCCAGGAGTGCCGTTTAATAGGACAACTTCGCTTTTATCTTCCCCGGTTTCCCCTAATTGAATCGCGTAATCGTCTTTAAACCCGACTGCGTTTTGCAAATTAAAAACGGTTTGTCCGGCGGTTCCAGAAACAGCCAGGAAGCTCTTAGCCACCGCAAAATCAGTTAAATTATTCTTAGCTCGAACCAACATAAACCTCCTAGCGTATATCTATATTATCTACCTTGGGCAAAATATCTAAGATTTCGTTATTGGTAATGACTTGGGAATTGCCAATAGACACCGAAATATTCTCTATCTCGCTTAAAGGATATATCCCATACAAAACACCAGCCGGATAAAGTATGTGCGGAGAATAAAGCAAGTGGGGAGAATAAAGATACGAACGACTAACCTCGCCTTTGGCTGAATCAACTACTACGCTAGGTATCGGGTCTTTGATAAATAACATGGCATCTGACTACCCCCAAAGAACGGTGACATCATTGGTGCCGGTAGAATCTACCACCAATCCTTTACGGAGTTGGATATTGGGTTGGATAAAGAGTGGTCCAGTACCCGTACGGGCGGTAAATAAGGCCGCGTAAGTAGCCGTTCCTGCTGTCCCCGAAGCGTTGTCGTGGATAATCACGGTTCCAGCTTGGGTACCAGCGTTAAACATCAAGCCCCTTAAAACCGTTGGCGCGCCCGATAAGACGGTCGTTCCAGCGGCGTTAATCCTACGATATTGGTATCCAGATACGGGTTGCATACTTACTCCTTAATTTACTCTAAACTCATTTTAGCATTGTGACATAATTATTAACCTGTTCAGGATTATTACCTCTTAAACCATATATCTCATGAAAGGATTTATG